CAAGTGTGAGAACTTAAACCAGTTTCTTCTTTTACTTGTTCATCTGTTTGTGCGTTATCTAATTCAGTAAATTCTAATGGTTGAATAGTTTTAAAGTATAATTTTAAACTAATATCATTGTAATATAATATTTCATTTAATGCTTCTATTATTTCAAGTTGGTAAGGTTTAATAACTACATTATCAAATAATAAAGTAGCAGTTTTTATTTCATCAGCATTGTTACCTAAACCACCATCACCATTTCTAATTCCTAATAACATAGGTGAAGTAACTCTATGCCCTACAATTAACTTATTAAAGCATTCATTACTTAAATATTCATAGTGTGCTGGTGCATCTGTTAATGGTATATCTTCAACTGTTGTTTTGCTTTCTGCATTAGCATTAAAAGCTACAATTACTTTATCACCACGTGAACCAGTTAGTTTGTTTTTAACATCAGCTTTAATTTGGTCACGCATTTCTTCAGTTGGGATACCATTGTTAAAATTGATAACTTTAGTTCCACTAAATCCATTTTTTACATCGTTTATTTGATAAACAGATATTTCTTCTTCAAGCATAGCGTAATCTAAAGCACCATTATAATCAACTGGTGTATAATAGTGAAATATTGGTAAATAAGGTTTAATAACCATTATTTCAATTTCATTACCATTTCCAAAACCAAATGCTGGTATTCTTTTTAATACTTCAGAAGGTTTAACTTTACTCCAATCTGCTGAATAAAAGTAAGCTTCTATTTGTCCTTTATCATTACATTTTTCTGCCCGTAATGTATGAATAGGAAAATGCTCAACTTTAACTACTTTATTTTTTTGTTTTACTATTTGCATAGAAGCCATACCCATCAGTTTACGCTCTAAACATACTTTACGCAACATATCAGGTTTAAATAAAGTTTTCATTTGTGCATATTCATTTGGCTTTCTTGATGCATCTAAAGCATCTAAACCTTTACCATATATCATATTAGATATACCTGTAATAATAGCACCATTTGTTGTTGAATATAAGAACCTATCAATTAAAAACTGAAAGTAATTATTGTCATCACCATATTCTATATAACCTTGCTTTTTATTTTCTTGTATTTTAGGCGATGTATAAGCACTTAAATTTACAATAGAAATATTTGAATTACTCATAAACTATATAATCATTAGTTGTTTGATTTGCTACATATTGACCATCGTTAATTGAAAAATTAGCAATAACTTGATTTGTGCAAAATATTTTATCTTTATAAACTACATCAGTATTGTTAAGAATAGATAATGTATAAAAGTTACCTTCTTTTAAATCAAATGTAGCTGTTGTGTATAGATAATAACCATCTATATAAAAATCAGATGTTATAGTAGTACTTTCATTTGTCATTTCATTTACCAAAACTATTGATGTAGCAGCATAAGTTCTTGGAATGAATTTCAAAGATTGTTCTTCTACTTGCTCTTTTAAAATTATCATTATCTTTTTATTTAAAAATAAAAGTATATTAAAATTGTTTTAAAATAAAAAAGGGACACTTAAAGCATCCCTTAATTAAAAAACAAAAAAACAATTATTAATCTGTAATAATTACATTAAATCCAGTAGTTGACAAATCATTTAACAAGAAGTTTGCTGGAACTGGTTCCATTCCTGTAAGTGTCAATGTATAACCACTTAAATCACCCATAGCTGCACCAGTTACAACAGTTCCACCTGTTACATCCATTCCGTGTTCTAATCCACAATAAAAGAAATTACCATTGTTATCTTCTACAATTACTTGTGGTCTACCATAAGACAAAAGCTTAATTTGTTTGTTGTCTGTTATTGATAATTTTTTCAAAGTCAATGCCAATTCTTGTTGGAAGAATGTAGTACCATTTTCTCTAGAAGATGTAATTGTTTGTGTAAAAGATGAATTACCTTTTAACTCATATCTGTAAGCATCTGGAGTTCCAGTTATTTCATCAACAGCATCTGTTTGGTCACCCGTACCATAAGTAAAACCTGTTACTTCCCCCCAATTTACAAAGTAAACTGCTTTTAATCCACCATTGCTATCTTTGCAAGGTTCTAATCTACCTAAACTAATATCACAAGCCATATTTTTATATATTTAAAGTTAAAAAAAAGGTGGTGTTTATTGCACCACCCTTAATTTGATTAATAATTAATTATTAGTTAGCAGCGTTTGTAATACCATAAGTTGTAATATCTTCAACTATTCCGTATTGTACACCAGCAGTAAATCTCATTACAACTCTAACATTTTGTGAACCATCAATATCAGCCATATCAATCAACTTCACTTCTTGGTTATCTGATAAAAGACCAGTTCCAAAATATAAGTTAGATTTTTGAGCAGCAATAGCAACTGTTGGTGCTAAACCTTCAGCAACAAAGATTTTAATTCCATCAAATGAAAGTGAACCATTGTTGAACCATTGTGTTCCCATTGCATTAGTACCATTAGCACCTAAACCTGATGCACCAAAACCACCTAAAGCACGTACATATGCTCTTGCTGTTGCTTGAGAAACGTACAAGTACAAATCTTCTTTTCCGTACAATGCAGCTGGGATTGCATCAACTATTCTACCAAGTTCACCGATAACTGTTGCAGAAGCAGTAATTTTAGTTCCATCAGCAGCAATTTCTTGTGCAGTTGGTAAACCAGCATCTAAAGTAAGTAATCTTGTAAATCCGTTAAATTCACCAGCATTAGCAGTTACACCTGCCCAAATGTTTTGCTCTGTTTTTTGTGCAACTTTAGCAGCTACGTGTGCTAATAAGAAATCAGCAAATGAAGGTGGTAAACTATCAAAAGCAGAATATCCCATTTGTACAGCTTCCCAATCTGAACGGAAATCTTTCTTACATAATTGTAAATTTACTTGGAATTCTTCAGGTTGTAAAATTTTCTCTGTTAATGTTACAGTTGAAGTTGCATCAAAATCACAAGTTGCATCTTTAACGATAGCATCTGTTGCAATTTTCTTGATTACTTCTTTATATTTAACATTTGGTTTTACTTCAATACCACCATTTTCGATAGTAGAAGCACTTAATAATGCTGCTGATACATATTTACCTGCAAACTCACCAGCATAAGTTGTTGTAATACTTGTTGTTGTAGCCATTTTTTATTTAATTTTTATTTTTATTTATTGTTTAATTTACTCAAAACTACATCAAATGTTGTAGCTTGTCTTTTTTTAGAATATAAATTCATTTTAACTTCTGATTTAGCTTCTGGATTGTGTGATAAAACTTCAATGTTATCATTTGACAATTCAACTGCCTCTACTACTTCTGTTTTTGATAATTTCAATTCAGCAATTTCTGCTCTTAATTTTTCAATTTCAGAAAAGAACATTTCTTTAGTAACACTTTCAACTACTCTTTTTGGTGTAGCTGCTTCAGTTGCCATTTCTTCTTCTTTTTTAGTAGTTTCTACTTCTACTTCAACTTCAGGTGCTTCTTCTTCAGGCATTTCAATAGATGCAATAACACCTTCAGTTTCTACTTTCAAAACATTACCATCTTCTAACATATATTCACCAACTGGCATTGGTACTCTTTCATCTTCATTAACAATAAAGATTGCCATTTCTGGTTCAAATGTTTCTGCTTCAATAACAGTAACACCATCCATTAGTTTCATTTGAGCAAGTTTTACTTCCATACCCAAAAGTTCTTTGATTTGATTTACTACGTTCATATTTATTATTTTATTTAATTTTAACTTAAAAGCGAAATAGCTTTTTCTAAAGATTTTATATTTTCTAATGTTCTATTTTTTTCTTTTATTGCAATATTCAAATCCTTATATATTTGCCATTCATTTGGTGAAATACCTAATTCTTTTGCAGTATCATTTATTTTTTTTAATAAAACATCAAATTGTTTAGTAATTTCATAAGATTTATTATGAACAGCTAATGCCTCTCTTAATGAATTTATTGCTCCAGTAGATTTAGAAAAAGCTGTGTTTGATGTATTGTAATAATCACTAACTGCTTTATCTACATCTGTATTTAAAGCCAAATCAACTTTTTGTGATGCCAATTCTACTTTGTCAAATAACTTATTACCAATCTTTGTTACTTCTGGGTTCATTCTTTTTTTATTTAAAAATTAATACTATTTATATTTGTTATAAATTGGTTAACCATTTGTTCTAACCATTGTTCTTTCTCCATCAACAACTGTTACTGTTGATGTGCCTTGTTCAACTGTTGAACCAATACCTTGATTGATTAATTCACCTTTGCAACATTCTGATGAATATGTGCTATCATCACATAAACAACCTCTTTTAGCGTCCTTTGGACTTGTGTATTTATTCTTTCCCATTTTAAATATGTTAAACATTAATTAGTATTTGTTTTATTTTTTCAATCAATTCTAAATCTTTACTTTCTTGTAAATTTAATTCTGCTTTTTCAGAAAAATATCCTTCAATAGAATAACCTTGATATTTACCTTCTTTAACATCTGCCCAAACTTCATCATTGTCTATTCTTTGAACTACAACCCAAGCACCTTCAACTGCATTTAAATTGTAAATAGCTGATTTATCTTTTTTAACATCTTCAACTATCCAACTTTCTATTGTATAAACACCTTCTGTTTTCT